TTGCACTTGTAGTTCTTTACTCAGATGTACAGTCTATTAAAGGGAGCAAAGCAGATTATAGGGAGTTGGCCGAAATGCGATTGATTACTACGGAGCAGCTTTCTAAGAATACGGAAGCGATTAACAATTTAAACAGAACAAACGAGAGGATACTAACTATCATTGATAAGTGGTATCCGAAAGGAGATTAAATGTCAAAATATGCAGCAAATGAGGATGAAATTGGCAAACTCCATAAGATCATAACCAAGTGTCACAACATGAAGTGGGATGCAGTCATTAAAATGGCTGAGAAGTTTGAGGAGATGGGAGCAGCCGAGGCTGTTGTTGAACTCATAGACTTAAAGCAGATGACACCTTCTCAGAAGTGGGTTGAGTATAATGCAGTCACAGCTATTGCAGCGGGACAGGATGGAGAGTCTGAACTTGGTAAGAAATTAAGACTGCTGAAAGAAAAGCAGCAAGGGAAGGTTGTCTCCTTTAAAGAGACAGGATCTGAATAAAGATGGCTAAAAAGCTATCAGAGGATCAGCAACTTGAGAGATGGGAAGCGTTATCAAAAGTGCAGGAGACTTTTCCAGATACATTGGACGGTTTCCTGCTTTTTGCACAAACCTGTATCAACTTGCTTATCCCAGGGAACCCAGACCTTAACAGAGTCCAAGCTGATATATGTAGGTGGTTATATCTTGGACCTAAGTATCGGATGGTTCAGGCACAGCGTGGTTAATAACTGGCTACGTAATCACATTAAAACAGGGAACACCCTATATGGGCAATCCTGACTAAAACTACAACTATCCTAAAAGGAGGGTTATAATGTATAAGAAAGCAAAAATAGAGATAACAAATAGAAGTGGTCATGAATATTCAATTGATACTAATGGTGTTGTTGTTAATGAGACTACAGGTAATATACTTAAAGGCAGGATAAAGAATGGATATCATCTTGTTTGTATTAACCAGAAGTATCATCCAGTTCATAGGTTGGTGGCTTTAGCTTTCATTAAGAAAGATACCAATAGAAAGTATGTTAACCATAAAGATGGTAATAAAGCCAACAATCATGTAACAAACCTTGAATGGTGTACCCATCAGGAGAACATGACTCATGCTAAAAATACTGGACTATGGGTTAAGAAGATTGGTATTGAACATGGGAAGTGCAAAACTAATGAACAAGAGGTTAGAAAGGTTTGCGAACTTTTAGAGAAAGGGAAGAACTGGCAGTATATAAAACATCTTGTCTATATGACAAGAAACACTTACTTGAATATTAGAAGAAGATCCACTTGGAAACATATCTCTTGTGATTATAAGTTTTAGTGCAACGACTATTCCGAAAGGAAGTACAGGCAAGTGCCTGGAAACATGTGATCGTCTATATGGCGAAAGAGATAGTCTACTCTTGTATGGTAACATGCAGCAGTTCATAAGAGAACGGGGAGAGATTAACGAACTCTCCTGAATATAACGCAAGCAAAGACAACCCTGACTGCTATCTATGCCGTATTCAGAATACTTCATAACCCAACCTTAAGAGTCCTCATTGTATCTGCTGGTGGTAGATTATCTGAGGACATTGCAAACTTTGTCATCCAGATCTTGGAAGGTCTTGACTTCCTGTGGATGCTGAAAGCTGATAAGAATAATGGAGATCGTAGCTCTGTAAAGGGTTATGATGTTCACTGGTTGTTCAAGGGAGTTATCATGGCACCTTCCATTAAGTGCTTGGGAGTTGATGCTAACGTACCAGGGAACCGTGCTGATCTGCTTATTGCAGACGATATTGAATCTCCTAAGAACTCAAGAACCGTTAATTCAAGAGAACTGTTGGAAGATCTTACTAAGGAATTCGAATCAGTGTGCGCCGTTGGTGACATCGTATATCTTGGTACTCCTCAGTCAACTGAGTCAATATATAACAACTTGCCTGGCCGTGGTTATACAATCCGCATCTGGACAGGACGTTATCCGACTGTTGAACAGCAAGAGAATTATGGAGACATGCTTGCACCTATGCTTGTGCAAGATATGATCATTAACCCTAACCTAAGATCTGGGTGTGGTCCTGACGGTATGATGGGTCAACCAACTTGCCCAGAGATGTTCTATGAAGAGATCCTACTTGAGAAGGAAGTCTCTCAGGGTGCGGCCAAATTCCAGTTACAGTTCATGCTGAACACCAAACTGACCGATGAAGAACGATACCCTCTGAAACTTCGACATTTCATTATCTCGGAGTTTTCCAGAGACCAAGGACCAGTCCTACCCATATGGTCTCAAAACCGCTTAAATCAGTTCCAGCACGTCGCTGTGAACGGGAAATATAAACTGTTCTGGAATCTCCACCATGAATATGATATCCGAGAATTTGAACAGACGGTTATGTATATCGACCCCGCTGGTAAATTTCCTCTGCCAGCATTAAACCCATTTAATTCGGTGAAACTCCCTATGGGACAATACCGAGCTAAGCCCTGTGCAATACAGGGAAAGTGTAGAGACTATCCGAAAGGAGTAGGTGCAAGTGCATCGAAACAGTGGGAGGCAGCAGCCTAAGATATAGTCCGAACTATTAGGCAACTAATAGAAGTTAATGTAACGAGTTAACGTAACAATTGAAAGGAGTTAATATGAAAGAGCATAAAGTTTATCATATTCATTATGAGAGTAATCCCGATTTAATGCAAGGTTATATCGGAGTGACATCCAATCTTAAACAAAGAATCAGATCACACAGAGCGTCTGGTATGCTTAAAAAAGGCGATACAGTCACTGTCCTATATAAGGGTACTCGTAAAGCCTGTTATGCCTTAGAATCGAAATTGAGACCGTCCTGTGGTCTCGGTAGAAATAAGAGCTATGGAGGATTGAAAAACTGTACCTCTATAAAACCTGGACAGCATTTATCAAGGCGTACCGAATTTAAGCCAAAACAGAGCGTTTCAGAGCGAACTGAGTTTAAGAAGGGGGATACCCCTCATAATAAAGGAAATGGCAAGGATTACATATTTATAGACCCTAATGGGAATGATCATTATGTATCCTGCATTTCTGACTTCTGTAAAGCGCATAACCTGACACCTTCTAATATGAGAAAGGTAGCCAAGGGCGAGCGCAATTTCCATAAAGGATGGAAAGCCATTCAAATCGGGAGGTAAGAATGGTGACGAACTGGCATATGCTGTAATCAAGATAATTGGGGCATTTGTGTACGTTCACAAGGTAGGGGGTATGCCAGGTGGCTATGAGGAAGAAAAGCTCCAGAAACTGGTAAAAATAGCCAAGGATACTAAATCCAAGACGGTATTGATAGAGAAGAACTTTGGACATGGCGCTCATGCCAATATGATAAAGCCCCTCTTTGAAGCCGATGAGTGGCCTGTAGAGCTTATCGAGGTCTATGAGACCGGACAGAAGGAACTGAGGATCATTGACGTGATAGAACCTCTCCTGACTTCTCATCGACTAATCATATCACCGGAGGCTATAGAACACGATTATTTAACCGTACGACAGTATCCACCCGAAGTGCAGGTGACGTATAGACTTATGCACCAATTGGGCATGATAACGAGGGATAGGGGCTGTCTGAGGCATGATGACAGGGCTGATGCTCTTGCTGGTGCTATCCGTCATGTGGTCGAACAGATGGACTTTGACACAAAGCTCGTTCACGATGAGAGAAAGCGCCGAGAAATGATCGAAGCGATTAACGCATGGGCTGACCCTACCACAAGAAGAACATGGCTGAAAAACGTAGCAATCGACTCTCAGAAGCAAAATACGGCTGGACGTAATATATTTGCTGGTATGGGAGGATCAAGAAGAGCTACCAGGTCTGGTAAGAGGAGAAATAGGTTCGGTTAATAGGTTCGGTTAATATTGAGTAGGTGCCTCTGGATTATCTACCTAAAACTACTGTAATTTCTTAAGAAATAATTAGGGACCAGTAGAGAGGTAAGAGAGAACAAGAAATAAAAGAAATAAAAAGAGTGTTAAGAGAGTATAGATAGGTAAGAGAGAACAAGAAATAAAAGA